ACAATAAACTTGGATTAGGCCATCTATATTTGTATCCTTATTTCCATCACGGTCTTCGCTGTATTTGACAGTTACACCATCTGCTGGATCAAAAAATAATTTGTTATCATTCCAATAGATGGCATTAAATGTAAACTGGCTGGCTGCACCTGCACCTAAATTAGTAAGGCCTGTCTTTTCGCAAATGGTCAGGCAAAAGTACATGGTTAGGTTATCTTCACTTAGTACCGCATCTGTAACAATGCCTGAGGTAACTGCCTTGCCATAAATCACCGGAACAGTCTTTTCTGGATCTGCAGGACTTTGTATTCTAACTCCAGGATCAGGTTGGCTAGTAGCATTACTGTTATTGATACTTTTGGTTATTTGGTTTAAGGCTAGGCCAGTTAATGCAGTACGTGCTAGACTACTGCCAATTCCTCCGCCACCTAAGAATTTGCCAACACCTGATGCCAATCCTACTAAATCATCTAAAAAACTCATTTGGGTGCTCCAAAGTCAAAGTTAGCACCTACTAGGCTAGGTACTCTATCAAAACTAACATCTGTACTGTAAAATGATTTCATATCATTTGGATTGGTTTTTCTATTTTGTACTTTCTTACTCAATACTTCAACCCAACTGCTACAGATTAAACTTAAGGTATTACTATTGGTTCGATTGGTAATATCATAATCTTCTTCGATACTGTAATTGTTTATTACACCAAAGAAACGTCCAATAGGATCACTAAGTGCAATACTTAGACTGCCCAATGTCTGTGGATCATAGAAACTACGGAATATCTGTACTCTGCTGCCTTTAATTCTACTATTAATTATTTCTTTGATACGATTATCTGGAATACCACTGAGGGTAATGGTCAAATCACCAGTGCTGGTTCTTAATTCACTGCGTGTGGCTGTAATATTAAGTAATTGTCCTGTGCCTACAAATGGATATCCACCAAATGTAATTGTTCTTGTTTGGTCACAGAGCCTTAATACAGTACTGGTTGGGCTGTCACCGGGGTTGACACGGTATTCGTCTATTTCAATACTGACCAATATGGCTGTGCCAATACTTGGATAACTGGTTAAATCATAGCTCATTCTAGTTTCTCAGTAAAAATATAACTGCTGGTAAATCCAATTTGATTTCTGCCAACAAAATTTAAGTTGGGTATTTGTGTACAATAAACATTCCAACGAACATTGGGGCCAACTTGTAATGTTCCTGATCCTGTAGCATCTAATATAGGCCTATTAAGATCAACGGTATTAGAATTATGTGGAACATCACCATAGACCTTGTAGACAAATCCAGTGCTGCCTAATTGGATTAGATCCCCAGCACGGAATTTATAAGAACCTGAAGCAGTACTGGGGCTACTGGTTAGTGTAATACTATCATCGCCCTGTGTCCATGATGCTTGAAATCCAGTATAATTTGCACTATTACCTTGATATTTGCTTAACCAACTGGCCTGGCCGGTGGTGTATAAACCAATACTGTCATTAATGCTTCTATTGTATTGTGTTTCAACAACTTCAAGATATTTTCTACTGGTATCCCAAGGCATACCACTGGCCAAGGTTACTTCAAATTGCCATACAGCCCCGCCCCGCGCTACTTGCCTAACGGTTCCATCACGCGATTGTGTTCTTGCAACAACAGCCTTACTTACAACTGTTATTGATTCTGCATTGTCTATAATCCATTGATAACTCATTATCTTACTCCTGGTACAGTTCTACTACCTTGTAGTGCTACTGCATGTATAAAGCCGGGGTCTCTTGCTACTAGTTGTTTGAAACTTAATGCATCGACTGCATTGATATTATATACCACGGTACCGCCTAACTGGTTGTTAGGAGTGACATAGCGTCCGGCTGCTCCACTAATTACTTCAGGGCCACGTTCACCAACAATAACAGGTCCATTGGTTGGAATCATGCCTCCATTGGCAAAACCAAGTAAGCCCTTGAATCCGCTCCAGAGTGTGCCTAACATACTTCCAGCCTGGCCGCCACCAACTCCACCAAATGTCTGTGCTAGTAATTGTCTAATATTACTACGTAGTAATTCTTCTGCCATGCTGGCCACAAAGTTCTTCCATTCAAATTTACCTGTCTTGGCAAAGTTAACAATTAGATCTTCCATGCCCTGTGTAATTTTCTGGAACATTCTATAGGCTTGATCAGCGGCATTGGTAGCACTATTAACATATTCGCCAAAAGCCTTGTTCCATCCAGTAGTAAATTGCCTTGCCAAGGAATTATTCAACTGGGCTTGGTTAGTTAACACTTCGGTTACTTCACTAATGGCATTTCTCTGTCCGGCAAGGCCTTCAAATACTTTATCTCTTGCAGAACGGCTTGCATTTGTCTGCTGCATTTCAGCTAGGAAAGCATCTTGGAAAGCTCTTTGAACATCACCACCTGCACGAGCTAATTCACCTGTCTTAACAATGGCCTTGTCTAGTGCTTGACTTACAGCCATACGGTCAATATCACTCATGGATCCTAACTTAGATAGGATCAACTGTCTCTCCTGTACTACAGCATTAAAATCATTTTCGATTCTAATCCTGTCATTCATATTAAAGGTCTGTTCTTTAATCTGGTCGATTTCTTTTCTAGCAAACTCTAGAACACCCGCAGTACGAATACCAATAGATCCATAAAGGTCTTCTTGCGCTTGTTTTAATCTTGCAATTGATTCTAGTCTTTGGTCAACAGCACGTTTTTGTGCTTCGGCGTTGGCATCGATTGCCTTCTTTTCTTCATCATACAGGCTTTTATTCCTTGCCTGTGCCGCAGCGTTCATAGCTTGGAATTTTTGATCTAATTGCAGTCTAGCATCCGCAGCATCTTGTTCTATCTGTGCTTTTGCTTCTGCTGACTTCTTCTGTTCTTCGCTTAGGCCTAAATTCTTAAATTCTATATTATATCTATCCAAGGCCTTGCGCCAATTGCTTGATAATGTATCATTAACCTGTTTTAGTGTGTCCTGTTCTTTTTTAAGGACATCATTTAGGCCTTCTTGATCTCTCTTAACATTCTTTTTAGCTTCGCCTTCTTTCTTAATGGCAGCTTCAATGTCTTTTTGTTTTTCTTCAACACTCTTGCCCAAGCCCAGATAAGCCGCAGTGGCTGTGCCTAATCCAACCAATGCCCCAGCAATAGTAACCAGTGGGTTTTTACTTACCACAACATTTAGTGTACGCATTAAGGTAATCAACTTGGTTAAGCCGCCAATAACAGCAGCACCTACCATGACCGCTAGTGCGGCACCTAATAGTCTAAATCCTACAACAAGGTAATCAATATCAACCCTTAGGTCTTTGATAACTTTGAATATTGGATTAAATGCTTCTGCAAAAGCCAACTTGATTTTACCAAAGATTTGTACAATAGAATCCCAAGCATCTGCGGCATCTTGTAAACTGGCTGCGTATGGAGCCATTTCTCTAGTTAGGGCCGCTTGATCGCCTGCAAACTTTTTAAGATCAACTCCTAGTATAGCCTTACCAAAGATATCAGTTGCCACGGCGTTACGTGTCATAGGATCTTCAATTTTAGCTAGGTTGGCTAATAGTTTATCTTTTAATTCTGTATTGCTAAGTGTACCCAAGTCAGTGATGCTAACACCTAAACGGCCCATGGTTTCGACCATTTTCATGTTGCCACTATTGGCACTTTCTACACTATTACTAAACCTCTGTAATATCTGTGCGGTACTATCTGCTTTGCCGCCGTTGGCTTCCAATGCTCTACTAAATGCCAAGACCTGTTCAACTGCCAGTTCATTAGCTGTAGCAACGTCAACGATCTCATCAGCAAAATTGGCAACTACTGCACCTAATCCAACCAAGGCTGTGCCAAGTCCTTTGGCATAATCACTCATTCTACTGAATTGGTCTTGGAACTTATTACCTAAGGCTTCTAATTTACCAGCGAGGCGATCAATTTCTTTTATAGCTGCACTGGCATCAGCATTAAATTTGATATCGGTATTGGCCATGTTACTTTCCTGTTATTTGTTTAACTCGTTTTTGGATAAAATCCGTTGTGGGTTTGGTCATACCCTTACCACCATATTGTTTACTCCAGCCTTTATCTAACCTATCAGCATAAGGATAATTGGCATGGATAGTTCGGTTTGATAAACTGGTACTGCGGCGTGCATTGCCAGTATCAATAGGAGTTATGCTGCGCCAATAATTGTAAGCGTCATGAGGAATATTGGCCAATTGCTGTTGTACAGTTTTTAATTGGTCCAATGTGGTTTTAGCTGTATACTTGATATCAAATTTTATACTCATTTTGTTTCGCCCCTTGCTCTAGCAATCATGTCCTGCATTTCCTTAACTGTAAGTTTTGGAATTGATTTTGAGCCAGGTCTAGAGCCTTCTGCCTGCTCTTGTTGATGCCGAGCCCATTTTGCACTAATATCTAACACATATAAATCTAACGTTGTTGCCCTAGCCAGTGCTTCACTAGGTAAACAATTGTATCTGTGTGCGAGGTTATCTAAGGTTATTACCAGATACAGTTCCTGATCGCTCCAATCAGGATCCTCGCCTATTACTTTCCCAGCATTTCAACAATTTTTGCAATTACTTTTAATAGTATATGGCTGGGTAACATATTATCGGCTGTGATAATTTCTTTACCCTTGTCATCTAGTATCAGTGTTCGCACAATTGAAATCATGCCTGCGGCATCGCTTTGGCTTGCACCAGCTAGTTTCATAAATGTGTCTAATGGCTGTCTATCCCAGGTCCAGAATTCAATTGGCTCATTATATTCCTTAATGACATCTTCATCATCAAGGACCATTTTAATCAGTTGGGGTTTTGCAGCTAGTTGATTTAACTTCATCTTTTAATCTCCTGTCTTTCTATCAGTTTGTTGGTTGTAACCAGTAGGAATCCTATCCTACTGTTAATCTTATCTATGTCTCCGCGGGCACAATTAAGTTCATTCCTGGCTTTGGCCAGTTCAGCTAAGAGGCTGAGTAATAATTCTGCATCGCTCTTTGTATCTAGGATATCCATAAATCTTCCTTACTAATATTTAGTATAAGCAAAAAAATAGGGCCTAAAATGGCCCTATTCCTTAATCTAAATTTAGATTATTCAGTTGCGCTGGCTGTGTATTCACCAGTTACAGTAATTGTAATTGGAGATACCCATACTGGACTGTCTGCACTGATTGTTGGTGCTAGACCAGTAATGTAGCCTTGGCCCTTGATATACTTGTCGCTACCTGCTTCTTCAACTTTCAAGCTGAATGTTACAAGTGTCTTGTTACGGCTTAGACCCAATAGGCCTTGAGCAGCAACAGTATCACTTTGTACACTGGCTAGAGTTGTACCGAAGAATGTTGAAGGATCAACAACTAGGTTCATGCTTAGACTGTTAGTAGAGGTTGTAGCAACCTGTTTCTTAGCAGTAGCATCTAGCTGTGACCAAGTAAAAATATCATTAGCTGCGTTAACAGTAATGTCTTGCAGGGCAGGAACAGTAAGTGGACTTCCACCTAGTGTTAGTGTGCCCAATGCGATACCACAGTCAATTTTCAATACGATTTGACTTGTAGTACCTGGTGCTGGGTTAATATATGCCATGTCAGGCTCCTTATGTTAGTTTTGTGAACCTAAGTTCGATTTGGGTGACCAACATATCATTGTTAAACTCACTGGTAACATCACTTTCCCTGCGACTCACGCCCGAAATTGTAGAAATGTTTCTAGCTAATTTAATATTTGATACTAGGGTCTCATAGTTTGCTGGTAATTGCTTCGCGTCAGCAGTAAAATAAATTAATATTGACGTAACTTCAGTGTTAATGCTGGTGCCATCCAGTGTACGGATCAATGGATCATGTGTAACTTGTGGTCTATCCACATAGATCCTTTTGGGATTGGTCATGTACAAAGGACTACCTGAACTGGTCCATGGTAAATCACTGGTAACACTAAAGCTACCAGTGGCCAAGCTGTTAAGGTAATCTAAAATGGCTTCTCTCATCGCACTCTCTTAAGGTTATATCTGCCGGGATCCTTTTCTCTTGACTCAACGGTTCCGTCTGCATCAAAATCATACCAATCTCCTGCGGTTATAAGTTCATTAAAAAGGCTTTCAGCCTTGTTAGTATAATAACCCATTTTTTGCCTTTCAGCGGAGTCTTGGTTGCCGAAGTCTGCAATCTTTGGCAGAATGAATTCACCAAGTGCTGTGTAAACACATAGGTCAGTGAAATCACTTTGTCTTGCCTTGATTCTGTTGGCATTTACGGCAGGGATATCAGCACGGGTTAGGTAGTTGATAGATGTACCACGATTTAAGTAGTAATCTTTCCACCAGTCACTGGCACGCAACTTTGTGAGTATGCGTTCAGTAGCCCTTGTCAATAATGTTTCTACTACATCATCGGTTAGGCCCTCATTACTGTCAAACAAACGCTCATCACGGTTGTAAACATCGCTATACTCAGCAAAGCTAGTTACATTACTAGATACTATAATAAAGGCCATTACCCTCTCCTATCAAGAAGCGTCTTTGATTAGAACGCCACGACCCGCGTCGATTAAACCAACACCAGCGTGTAGGCTAGCAACGATATCGTTACCAACTGCTTCAGCACGGCGAGCAACTTCTAAATTGATGTTGGCCTGCATAGCAATACGCATAGCATCAGCTGAGAAAATTGCAGCCTTAGCACCAGTTACACCAGTGTTAGTTGCATTCAAGTAGCTGGAAACGAAGAACTGAACACCCATGATGGTTCCGAAGAAACCACTACGTAGGGCCTGTCCTTGGAACAAGTCACCACCAGCATAAGACTGGCTACCAATGGAACCCATTAGAGCTGCGTAAGAACCAGCACCAACGATACCAAATAGAGGACCTGTTTCGCCTGCGCCACGGATTGTACCAACAGCAGCAGCAATTTCTTCAATGTCTAAGTCACCGCTGGCAATTTCTTGACCAGTCAATGTACCCATAACTGCCATAACATCTTTGTCAAAAGCAGCACTAACGCTGTTACCTAGTACACGACCAATTTCACTTGGGTCAATGTTACCTAGGTCACGTACAACGCTACGAGCAGCGTAAACGTTACAGCTAATAGTATTTTTTGTATCTGCACTTAGAACTGTGTCTAAGTCAACGCCTGGGCTAGCTTCGCTGGTTAGCTTGGTAGCTGTAACAGCAGCTAGTTCAGGAACCTGAAGAACGCCATTTGGTGCGTTAACAACAGGAATTAATTGTCCACCTAAGAATAGTGAATTTTCATGAGCAGCATAAACTGTTGCTGCTTTTACTGGAACAAACAGGGCATCTGTGTTAAACCCTGAGGTGTATGCGGAATTAGCCATGGTATATCTCCTTTAATTTGGCTTAAATTAGGCCCTTATTACGGGCTTCTTTATAAAGTTGTCTATCGGCTGCTTTGGTTAAATCCAACTTAGCGAGATCAATTTTACCATTGCCATTTAGGCTAGGCTGAATGTTAGTTTTAGTATTTGTAGTAGCTGGACTTGCTTGAACAAAATGTGGATTCTGTTTCAAGAATTCATCTACTAGATCTTCAACGGTAATTGCAGCGCCACGATCATTGTAACGAACA